ATCTTGAGGGTCTCAAGGTAATCCTCATAAGTTTCGTGCTTGGCTGGGAAAGTCTCAACAAGACAGCAGAGTTCTGCGTCTTCTAGCTGCTGTTCTACGCAAGGGTTGAAGCCCATAACATTTTTATCATCGTCTCTCGGCGGGTCAGCAAAGCGACCACGGGTTCTTGCGTTGTCTAGCCAGATGTAGCCGGGCTCTCCGTTCTTCTGTGACTGCTCTGCGTGCCAAGTGTAATCCTGACCAACAATAGCGTGGAAAGAGTTATTAGAACCCCAGCGGTGGTGAGCCAACTTCTCTGAGTCGTTCTTCATTTGTAGGTACTCAAAGTCTTCGTGGTTACCAAGAGCCAAAGCAGCAGAACGACGAACGTTTCCTGCGACAACACAACGACCAATAAGGTTTTCTGTATCAACAATATCTACAGAGGTGATTTGTTGTCCAGCGCGACCAGAGTAAAGCTCAGTAAGACTCTCGTGTAGTTCTGTTAGAGGACCAGCACCACTTGACGTTCCACCAAAACCCTTGATTGCGGCACCGTAAGGGCGAATAGCCGTGTAATCAAAATTGGGAACCTTGGCTCCAAAAAGGAAACCGTTGAGAAGGATTTGTACAGATTCTACCCAACCCTCACGGGAGTCCTCAATTACATAACTTTCATTTGTGTATTCTGGCTTTTGGATCTCAAGTGTTCCAGCGCCAAGAGTATCAAAGCCAACGCCGATACCAAGCATAAGGGCGTCCATCATCCAAGAAAATAGATAACCACCCTTGGTGCTTAGCTCACGGGTTGAGCGAAAAGCACAATTGAAGAGACCAGCGGCAGTGCGCTTGTTCACAAACTCGGTGCCCATCATCCATAGACCACGACCGGGAGGAGTCCACTTTAGGTTGAAAAGCCGATCAAAAGCATTCTTAGCTGTCTTTTGAGCCTTGTTATCATTCCACTCAAGCCCGAGCTTGTAGACGTGCTGCTTTTGCATCTCAAACATGCCCTCAATAACACGACGGCAAGTCTGGTACCATTCTTCGGTTCCGCTTGCTTCTTCATCAAACTCGCTCAAGCGGCGAGCGTAAGTTCTCTTAAAGGTAACATAGCCCAAAGGACCCCAAGGAACTTCACGATCCTTGTACTGTTCAATAAATGTATCTGATAACTTAAATCTACGAATGTGTGTTTTCATTTTGCTTTACTCCTTAGCTTTCTGAATTTATCATATTTGTTCTTTAGAATTTCTTTTTGTTCCTTCGCGGTAATAACAACTGGGTTTGTAGCAACTTGCGTTGTGGCGGAAGGGGCTGCTGGGCGACCCAACATTTTAATACAGACATTAGAGGTGTCCATAAACAGATCGTAAACAATACCGTCAGGACCGTTACGATTCTTCGCAATAAACATCTTTGCCTTGTTGTTCTGCTTGTCTTCGATGGTACGAGATAGAGTACAGATAAAGTCAGCAACGAAGCACTTGTTGAATGCCTCAGAGATCTGCTCCATTGTAACAACCTCAGCGTTTAGACCAGAACGGTTGGTCTGGGAAGCAGTCCAGATGGGGCAGTTGAACTCATTAGAAAGTCCTCGTAGCTCCTCGTAGATTGACTCCAGTTCCGTCCGTTTTTCTTTGCGGACTACGACAGGGCGTAACAAATCTGCGTAGTCTACGATAATCATACCGGGCTCTATACCCCTCTTTACTAGACGGGACAGGTGTGCCTTGATAGTATTCGTTGAGGCTGACTTGGTTGGGTATTCCTTGACGATTAGTGTTCCATCAAGATCCTTGATTTCTTCAAAGATTTCGTCCTTGAAGTTTGTGAGATCCGATAGAGGATACTTTGTGATACAAGAGTCATAACGACAAGCAACGACTGTATCTTGTAACTCTAGGGTGTAATGAACTACTGTTTTTCCTTCTTTGATCGCTTGGGATCCAAGGTGAACAAGAGCCATAGACTTACCGGCACCAGTAGGGGCAATAACGACGCCAAGCTCGTTTCTACCAAGTCCGCCACTAGTGATTGTATCAATTTCAGTCCATCCTGTTGTTACTGGAAGCCTAAACTTGGGCTTGTATCGCTCTTCAAAGTCTGCAATAAAATCGTGTCCAAAGTTGTTCTCTGAGCCCAGCTTTAGGGCATCGTTGATTACCTTTGAGATCTCATCAAACGAACAAGTCTGTAGAAGATTTACGGACTTCATCATTGCTTCTTTTAGCTTCTGCTTGCGGCAGAAGTCAAGAGAAGTTTCTTTAATGTAATCTATGTCGTCAGCAATTTCATTTGTATGAACTCTCGCAAAGTAATCACGAACCTGCTGCTGTGTTACTTCGCTCTCGCGGTCAAGTTCAGTCCGCAAGATAGAGATCATCGCATTTGTAGATGGATGTTTCCCATACTTTGTTCTGTAATGTACTATCTTCGCAACAAAAGTGCGAAGGTATTCAAGTTCTAGAAACTCAACGTCTAGAACTTCTGTAATCTGATCTGCGAAGGGTCGGTCCTCAAAAATGAGTTGAACCAACCCCTCTTGGAAGGACTTTCCGTACCTTCCAAAGTCTGCTTTGTGTGCAAGCATAACGCTCCTTGGTCTCGCACTTATAAATATAACACTCTCAACTTAAAAGTCAAGGCGAGTTAGAAGTTTTTTTTGCTCTTGACGGTGCCTAACTGATTTTACCAGTTGCGGCAGGACCAGTAGCGAGCTTTCAACTTGGAGCCTGGGCTTTTACAGTTGTGGCGCTTGCGAAAGTTGGATCGCCTTCCTGGGTTCTTTCGCTTAATCTTTAATCCGGCATCTCCATAGCGGATAATCTTCTCTGTTCCGCCGTCGCAAGCCTTGACAACAAACTTCTTCTTACCGTGACCGGATTCGCCCTTACGGATGCGGCGAGGGGAATTACACTTCATCTTGTCCTTTTCAGACTTCTTTTTCTTTTTCTTTTCGTCTAGAACAGCTTGATACTCTTCTTTAATAACTTGCTTGATGTATTCTTCTGTAAGTTGCATAATATTACCCTCGCTATAATTAGTCACTTCTTGCCCTTTGCTGACTTCTTGCCCCAAGACTTACCACGACCGCGCTCACCGCAGGCTCCTGGCGTTGGACGACAAGATGGATACTTTGATCTCTTCTCACCCTTCTTACGTCCGCAAGACTTACACTTCTTTCTGCCTGTCTTCTTATCCTTACGACAAGTGTTGCAATCTACCCAGCCAGATGAGGATCCCTTTCCGCCCTTACGACCAAACCAGTCTCTTAGAGATTTCTCTTTGCCTGATTCGGTTCCAGCCTTCTTTTTCTTACGCTTTTTGCGTTTCTTTTTTTTTTCGTCGAGGACTGCGCGGTACTCTTCTTGAATTACCTGTAGAAGATGTTCATCAAGTTCTAAGCCTTCGTTCTTTTTCTTGGAACTGTTGCCCCAGTTTGCAGCGCCGACTTTGCGACACTTAACGAGAGCCCCAGAGGCATAAGCAGAAGGCCACACGTCATAGCGAGCGCGAACCTTGTGATAGCACGCATCCTTTTTAGCCTTCTTTTTCTTACGTTTCTTGCGGCGCTTTCTCTTTGCGCTCTTTGATGATTTTTCATCAAGCTGTTCTTCTTCGTTTAAGAAGTTTAGGAGATTGGCTTCGTTAAGTTCATGATAGGAATCTTCTTCTCCAACTTGGTATCCAGATAGATACTCTTGAAATTGATCTTCTGAGATTTTACCGACATCAGGGAGCATGGAGATCTCTTCACGAGATCTATACTTTCCGTCCTGTCCGTCTTTTTGACCTAGCTGAAAGAAGAAGTCTTTCTTATCTATAAACTTAGAGAATTGCTTTTCCATTTACTACACCTCGGTAATAAATAGTATCAACTCTCGTTACACTCTCTAGAGATCTTGTTCAAGAAAGTCTTTAGTTCTTCCCAGTTAAGTTCTCCAAATCCATCTTCCATCATTAGCTTCAGTAGTTCAGTCTTGTTGAAGTCGCACTCAAAGTTCTCAAGCGAGTAATCAATTGTCTGCTTGCCCTGAACCGAGATAAGAGGAGCATACAACTGCATCATCTTGTAGTTGTGCTCAATTAGAGACTTAGATTCTTGAATGTTCTTATAGACTTTTAATTTTGAGTCTATGTTCTCGCAGTATTCCATCAATTCATCGATCGTAATCGTTCGATCTTCACCCATGAAAGGCAGCTTTGTAGCAATTGTTTTCATACCAACACGAGGAACTCCCGGTAAATTATCGCTGGCGTCGCCGTCCATTGCGCGAGCAAGAGCCATGTTGGTTGGATGAACACCCATGCTCTCAATTACGGTCTTCTTTGTCTCGATCTTATCTGTTGTAGGGCGATACACAACAGTCTCTTCATCACATAGCTGTAGAAAGTCTTTGTCGTTTGAGACAATGACCTTTTGCCACCCATCGTAGTGTTGAGAATTACAGACATACGAAATGATGTCGTCCGCCTCTACTCTTTCAAGCATAAGCTGGATAATCGGCATTTGATTAAAATAGTCAATCGTCCGCATCTGCTGCCACAACTTATTCTGCAGTTCTTCATTCTCGGTTAAATTATGAACAGCACGATTTAGGCGCAAAGGTTTGCGCCCTTCCTTATAATTGGAATCAAGAGACTTGCGCTTTTGAGAACCATTTGGTCCGTCCCAGCAGATCACAATCTCGTTTGGCTTGGTGATTCTCACCAACTTTTGTAGGATCTTCATCGATCCCTTGATTCCACCGATTGGCTGTCCGTGATTGGACAGGCTCGGATCAACGATAAACGCCCTCAAGAACATGTTGAGGGCGTCAATAACTAGCACACGCTTCATGCAATACCTCCACCCTTAATGTAACAGGGTGGAGGCTCGCTGTCAAGAGGCTTTGTCTACTTCGTAGAAATCAGATGCCTCACCTTCGCGCTTGTCGAACTTCTGGACGACCACTTCGTCCATAAAGTCCATAACGTGCTGACGGAATTCTGGATCATTTTCAAGAGTGTCTTTCCACTTGCTTGGCTGAAACTTTTTGGAGTAGCCTTTGTGTTCGAGAGTATACCAAGAACCAGCAACAGTCATAAAGTTCTTAAGAGCCTCAAACCAACTCTCTTCGTCTTGAACACCGATGTTGTCTGTGCCCCAAAGAATACGGAAAGTACAAGTTCTACCCTGTGTACCAAAGCGAGACTTTTCTAACTTTACCTTGACCTCGGATCCAATACGGAAACCATTTTCATCATTGACGTATGCTGCCTTACTCTTGCGACCTGTAAGCCAGACACGAAGAGAGTAAGAGTAATGCATCGCCTTACCACCGGGAGTGATGTAAGGAGTTGTCATAGCAATCTGGCGAGCCATCGGTCCCTGTGGAATGTTGGTCTTTAACTGATTGAGAACAAGGAATGTTGCACGCTTGTCTGCTAGAGGCACGATTAGCTTAGACATACCCTTAGCAAGAATACGTGCCTTTGTTGCGACTGAAGATTGTGGGTTGAAATCGCCTTCAACATCTGAGATAGATGGTGTGAATGCGAGAGAGTCCCAGATAAAGAGCATCTTATCATCGGTTGCCCCTAGAATTTCTTCTATTGTCTCAAGCACAAATTCAACAGATTGCGCCTGAACATACATCATGGTTCCAAGATCACAACCAGCCTTCTCCAAGAAAGTTGGATCAATTGCAGACTCTGAATCAAAATACACAACCCCGATACCCATCTTCTGTGCGTTAGCGGCACATTGGGCAGCGAGGAAGGACTTGCCTGTTGCCTCAAGTCCTGCAAGTTCTGTTACCTTACCGACTGGAATACCTGCATACTTGCCCTTACAGATAATAGAATCAAGCCAGCGTGAACCTGTTGGGATCCACTCCTTGACCTCTGTTGGGTTGTCTTCTCGTAGGTCGTGAGCGACATTGCGACCTGCCTTTTTATTTATCATCGCTCTAAGGTCAGACATAGATACACGTCCAGCCTTAGCTTTTGCTTTAGCCATATAGTTCTCCTTAATTTAACTTTACTTTTCTTTATTTTTCTTTAATTTTGAGCCGAAGCTCATTAGTAATTATAACATAGCAAAAGCAAAAGTGCAAACAAAAACCCCCACCTTTTTAGGGGTGGGGGCGACTGGAGCGATACGCTTTTACTAGCCAGCCATTAGTTCGTCAAATGCCTTATCAACGCTTGACTTCTGGGTATTGCTGTACTGCGTAGTCTCGCGAGAACGAGACTCTGCGGAGCTATCGCCTGATAGCATTGAGTCAAGGATAGCACCAACCTCGGCGGCAGTATGACGAGTAAACAGAGCGTCAATGTCGGGCATGTTCTGGAGCAGACCAGGGATTGCGTCCTTGTCCGGTAGAAGAGTGCTCGTGTTACGACGCATCTTCATGTTGGTCTGGGGATATGCACCGGGGCGGGTTGGCTTGGTGTAGGTGATAGTAATGTCTGTACCACCCTCGGGGTCGGTGATATCTCCGTACTCCGGGTCAAGAATGTAGCCGAGAAGTAGTTCGTAAGCGGTCTTGCCGTAGCCATAGACCTTGACTCCCTCAGATTCAAGACCACGCACAACTACAGGTGAGAAGTAACGAGTACGGACGAATAGGCTCTTAGCAAGCTTCTTGGTCTCCTCGTCGTTGTTATCGGTTCCATCGCGCCAAAGCTTTGAGGCAAAGTCGCAGATTGGGCACTCTTCTCCAAAGTTGCGCTTCGGGCACATAACGCCGCCCTTGTGTCCCTCAATGTTATAGTGAAAGAAAATTTCCTTAAGTGGATCTCCATCTGGCGAAGGAACAATACGCACATCAGTATCTCCCTCATCTGGCTTGAACCACACACTGGTTCGATCGCCCTTTCCTTCTCCACGAAGTGCGGCGAGCTTCTTCCGCATAAGTTCCATGTTGATTCCCATTATAGTCTCCTTGTTGTTGGGTATAGTATAGTAAGCGTTCCTTACCATCTCAATGTAACACGCTCTCCAAGTCCTGTCAAGCGTATTTCTTTTGGGTGATGTTTAGAGCTTTCCCTTGCTCATTTGTAATGTAACTTGCTCAGCCTCTGCTGTCAAGCGATAATCCTTGAATAAAGTTTGTGTGTGCTACGCAAAATCCGAAGTCGGTCTCATAGGGTGACTCATAGATAGCATAAGTCACATTCTTAAAAGCATTTCGGGGTTTGCTTTTGAGACTCTGGACCACCTTTGAATGAAGTTTTCCATCGTTCTCTAAGCGTTCAGTTGCTATACATAAATAGTAGGCTACATCGCGATCTTCCTGCATTTTATAGTACCATTGCTCACTTAATTTATCTACTGAAATGATCCCAATAGTACGTATTTTTTGCACTTCTGTTGGTTTGCTTAGGTTACCCACGAGGGGTGTCGTATGGTCAAACACATTTAGATAATGAACAGCATAATAAATGTTTTTGTTTATCATCTCAAAGTATTTTTTTATTGGGATCTCGCCTATTGTCTTCTCGATCGCTGGGTTGGAGAAGATGGTGAAACTATTAAACAATCCAGAACGGGCGTATTCTTGTAGAATGCCGAAGATTGCTCTCTCTTGTAGCCTTACATCCCCAATCAAGAGGTCTACATCTGGTTTGATGTAGAAGATGTCTATCTTTCTTTCCTTTATCTGCTCTAGTATTGCTAATGTATAGTTCGCAGAGAAAGATGAACCACATAGGAACACCTGAACTCTGTCTTGTATTGCCTCTTTTGTCTTGTATGAAGATAATTTGGGTGCCTCTCCCTCACAATCTTCTTCTTTTGCTACTTTCGGTAACTTTCGTGTGTATTTTGTGTTCTCTTGATCAGGAGAAAACAAAAAACAATTGTATTCCTTGTGGTTCTCAAACAGAGAAACCACATTACAGCCTGCCTCGCCTATGCCTATCAGCGAAATCATAGCTCTATCTCCTTCATCATACCGTAATTCTTGCCTGCTTTTACATTTGCTCTAAATCTTCCAAGTTTAGTGTTTTGGAACACCTCCTTTAACTCAGGTATCTTGTATCTGTCTTCAGCGTGAACGTCAAGAACAATTTCATCGTGAATAATGAACGCAACCTTGGTTTTACAGCCGTTAAGTACCTTATCAAGCTCAATAGCACGATCGATTGTTAGATCTGCCGTGGTGCTTTGGATCACATAGTTAAAGGCTCTGCGGTCATCAACCTCAATTGTTCTACCGAAGGGTGTTTTTACCTTACCACCATCATAATACTTATCCATAACTTGCTTTCGGCTATAAACCGAACCGTCGAGGGAATTATCGTTATGATTATAGAATGAAGAAAAGAACCTTACCTTGGCTTCCTCTCGATCGATTGCGGAATCGCCATACAGGTGGGTCATGTTCCATTTATGGATGTCTTCTTCTGGCTGTTCGTGACCAGAAAGACCCAGGAACGTTCTGATTTCAGCACCATTGTAATCCAGAGACATAAACCAACTGTTGG